TGCTGACAGCCGCTGCCGTCGAGGCCGGCCGCGCCGAGGCGCGCGCTGTGTGGTCCAAGCTGCGCGAGTGCCAGCTCGCCGACGCATGGCCCGACTACGACGGCGACAGCATCGACGTGAGCCGGTGGGAGACTGAGGCCGAGGTGACGCCGGAGGAGTGGTAGCTATGACGCAGGACCAGATCGAGCGCTGCGACGCGCTGTGGCGGCGGCTGTACGCTCGCGGCGCTGTGCGGTGGATGGGCGGGATGCCTCGCGCAGACCAGCCGCACAACCGCGTGCGCGACTTGCGGCAAGACGGCTCTGTCGAGTGGACGGACGGTGGCCACGCGCCATGCTCGTATGGGCTGGGCGTGTGGGAGTACGAGGCAACGGATGGCGACGCCGCTGTCCCCGACTTTGCCGACCCCGCCACCATCGGCTGCCTTGTGGCGATGGCGCGGGAGGCGACCGACGACGCGGAGGCGTCGTGCGTGGTCTACGGCGGGCTCTGGCACTGCGACTGGCACGGCAACGAGTCAATCGCCGAGACGGAACCCGAAGCCCTGCTCCTAGCCATCCAAGCGGCGACAGCATCACAGACGCCCCGGCCCGCGTGTAACTCCTTGGCGCGGTGACCGGTCCAACCCCTGCTCAGGGGCTAGGCGTGTAGAGCGGTGTGGAGCGCAGCGATGCGCGGCCGGCAGCGTGGTGGAGGCGAGCCGGCAGGACGAGGCAGCAGACAGCGGCACAGCCGCAACGGAGCAATAAAACTATGATCACAACCACAACAGCCCTATCCCAAGCCGTCACCCTCTGCGCCCGAGCGTCATCGGCAGGCGCAAGCGTGACCGCGTCGATTCTGCTGCACAGCGACAGCGACACGCTGCGACTGCAAGCGACCGACTACGACCTGACCATCGATGCCAGCGTGCCAGCCAGCGGCGGCGCGGGCGGCGCGGGCAGCCCCGTGGACCTCTGCATTCCAGCGAAGGCGCTGCTCGCAGTGGTCGGCGCGTTGCCGTCCGGCGCCGACGTCGAGCTGACGCAGACAGGCGACCGCCTGACCGTGACGTGCGGTCGCAGCGTCTGGCACCTGTCAGGCATCCCGTCGCAGGAGTGGCCGGCGCTGGACGTGGTCGATGTGCCGGCCGACGCGCCGCTGCTGCCGGACCTGTCGCCGGTCGCGTGCGCTGTGTCCAGCGACGAGAGCCGCCCGGCGCTCAACGGCATCAGCATCGGCGGCGGTGTCGCGGTCGCGACCGACGGCCACCGCCTGCACACTGCGCCAGCGTCGCACAACGGCGAGCCGGTGACGCTGCATCGCCGCGCACTGGCTGCGCTCGGCGCGCTGGGCGGCGCGCTGCGGTACACCATCGACGGCCCGCATATCGGCGTCGCTGGGTCGATCGGCACGATGACCGTGCGCCGCGTGCAGGAGGCGTTCCCGGACTGGCGCCGCGTGCTGCCAGACGAGCCCAAGCACACGCTGACGATCGACCGCGCCGCGCTTGTGCAGGCGATTCGCCGCGTGTCGGTGGTTGGCGCCGGCAAGAACGCGCTGTTGCGATTGTCGGTCGCTGGCGGCGTGGTCGTGCTGGAGATGACGCACCCGGATATGGGCGATGCTCGCGCGGAGCTGGATCAGGCGGATACAGGGCCGGACGACGTTGCGCCGATCGGGTTCAACCCGCGCTATCTGCTTGATGCGCTGGACGCGGTCGGCACGAGTGGCGGCGACGTGGTCGAGCTTGGCGTGTCGGATTGCTTTTCGCCGGTTCGCGTCCGTGCGCCGGGGGCTGAGGTTGGCGCTGGCGTGATCTGTATCTGCATGCCGATGCGGCTGTGATGTGGCTTGGCAATAGTGTTGACACACTCTGTGTCAGGGTGCATAAAGGGGATGTCGCAGCGGGGACGCTGCGTAGGAGGATCAGATGAACTACGAAGATTTCATCGCCCGCAAGGGCATCAAGCACGCCGCGCGCGGCTTTGATCAAGAGCCCGCGTTCGTCGCGCCGCTGTTCGACTACCAGCGCAAGATCGTGCGGTGGGCCGCTGCGAAGGGCCGGGCGGCAATCTTCGCTGACTGCGGCATGGGCAAGACCCTGATGCAACTCGAGTGGGCGCGCAACGCTGGCGGTCGCGCGTTGGTCATCACGCCGCTAGCGGTCGCCGACCAGACCGCTGCAGAGGCTGCGCGCTTCGGCATCAAGGCCCGCGTCTGCCGCGACGGCGTCTGGCCCGATGACGACACGATCGCGATCGTCAACTACCAGAGCCTCCACAAGCTGGACTGCACCGCCGTCGTGGCAGTCGTGCTGGACGAGTCGAGCATCCTCAAGAGCGTCGACGGCAAGACGCGGACGATGATTCTCGACACGTTCCGCGACACTCCGTTCCGGCTTGCGTGCACTGCCACGCCTGCGCCGAACGACTACATGGAGCTCGGAAACCACGCCGAGTTTCTCGGGGCGATGACCAATCCCGAGATGCTCGCCACGTTCTTCACGCATGACGGCGGAGACACGAGCAAGTGGCGCATTAAAGGCCACGCCCGCGACGACTTCTGGCGGTGGTGCGGGACGTGGGCGGTCATGGCGAAGCGTCCGAGCGATCTCGGATTCAGCGACGAAGGGTTCGACCTGCCGCCGCTCGACATCAAGCACCACATCGTAAGCAGCGACTACTCAAACGACGGCGAGCTGTTCAGCGTCGCCACGTCAATGACCGAGCAGCGCAAAGCGCGTCGCGACAGCATCGATGCGCGGGTCGAGATCGTGGCCGAGATGTGCAACGCGACCGATGACCAGTGGATCGTCTGGTGCGACCTGAACGCGGAAGGCGACGCGCTAGAGAAGGCCATCAACGGCGCCGTCCAAGTCAGCGGGTCGGACGACGACGACGTCAAGTCGGAACGGATGCTGGCGTTCTCGCGCGGAAAGATTCGCGTGCTGGTGACCAAGCCGAAGATCGCTGGGTTTGGCATGAACTGGCAGCAGTGTTCGCGTATGGCGTTCGTCGGCATCACACACAGCTACGAGAGCATGTACCAAGCGATTCGCCGCGTCTGGCGGTTCGGGCAGTCGTCGCCGGTCGAGGTCCACGTCACGCTGTCGGAGCCGGAAATGCCGATCCTCCGCAACGTGCAGCGCAAAGAGCAGGAGGCAGAGGAAATGGCAGAGCAGATGGTCAAGCACATGGGCGAGATGACGGACTGGGGCGGCCTAAACGCCAGCCAAGACGACTACGTCACGACCGAGAAGAATGGCAAGACGTGGACGGCGCTGCGCGGTGACTGCGTGGAGCGGGTCTCGGAACTCAATGCCGACAGCATCGGGTTCTCCGTGTTCTCGCCGCCGTTCGCGTCGCTCTACACCTACAGTGCCAGCGCCCGCGACATGGGCAACTGCGGCTCGCACTCGGAGTTCTACGAGCACTTCCGCTTTCTGGTTCGCGAGCTGATGCGCGTCACGATGCCGGGTCGGCTCTGCGCGTTCCACTGCATGAACCTGCCGACCAGCAAGGCGCGCGACGGGTACATCGGCATCAGCGACTTCCGTGGCGAGTTGATCCGCATGTTCGTCGCCGAAGGGTGGATCTACCACTCCGAGGTCACGATCTGGAAAGACCCGGTCACCGCAATGCAGCGCACCAAGGCGCTCGGTCTGCTGCACAAGCAGCTGAAGAAGGACTCGTGCATGAGCCGCCAGAGCATCCCTGACTACCTCGTCGTCATGCGTAAGCCCGGCGACAACCCCGAGCGCGTCGAGCACGACAACGAGTCGTTTCCCGTCGAGTTGTGGCAACAGTACGCCAGCCCGGTCTGGATGGACATCAACCCGTCGGACACGCTGCAATATCGCAGCGCGCGCGAGCACGAGGACGAGCGACACATCTGTCCGTTGCAGTTGCCGGTGATTCGCCGCGCGCTCAAGATGTGGAGCAATCCCGGCGACCTCGTGCTGTCGCCGTTCATGGGCATCGGCAGCGAAGGCGTCGTGGCGATCGAGGAGGGCCGTCGGTTTGTCGGCGTCGAGCTCAAGGGCAGCTACTACGAGCAGGCGTGCCGCAACCTGGATGCGGCCGAGAACCCGCCGCAGTCGGAGCTGCCTTGGTGACCTGGACCCCCCGCCCAGCCCAAGCCGCAGCCCGCCAGATGCTCCGCGAGCAGGCCCGAGCAGGAGTGCGCCGCCTGTGCGTCGTGATGCCGACCGGCGCGGGCAAGACGCACCTCGCAGCCT